CGGCGCTCCGACTCGAAGGTCTCGAACCTGCCCCGGAGCCGGATGCCTAGCTGCGTCAGTTTCTCTTTGTTGAGGACGATCATGCGAACCACCTCCAAAGCGCAACACCGATCATCCCGGCTACGCCTGTAATAATGCAAAAGACTCCAAAGGTCATCTCGACCTGACTCGTTCTCGTGCTGATCTTGATCAGCATGGTTTGGGCTCCTTAGTATCCTGCATAGCCGTCTGCGACCCGCTGCGCGGGGGCAGACACCCTTCTTTTGCCTTCGGTGCGTTTGTAGTCGGAGGGGTTATAATCTTTGCCAAGGGCAAAGCCCGTACCATACTGATCAGCCTCCACCGTGTGCGCCCAGCGATTTTTCTCTGGAGTGTCGCGCACTTGGCCTGCCGAGCCTTTCAGTCTGGCGAAGCGGTACTTGCTCCTGAGTCCTTCGATCAGCAGTCGGCACTCAGCATCGTACTCGATCCCAGGCTCCCCATCCGGCCACCAGTTGCGGAACGGCACGTCCAGGTGGTTGATACGCGCTATCGGGTCGTTGGTCTTCGCCGGCCGCACCTTGTTTCCACTCCCGGGCCGCTTCGTAACATAGTGCAGTTTCAACTCTTTGTACGTCGAATTGTCGTCGCCGTCCCCCTGCCTGACCCACGAGGGGTCGCCGCAGAAGACCAGTGGATTAGTTCTGAAGTAGGTGTTGATGATTGGGTCGCTCTTCTGCTGGATGAATGTCCTCATACCCATCTCGAAACCGGAAGCCTCACGCAGCTTGCGCAGCTTGCCGTCGTGCCCGACCTGCATGAAGACCATGGCGGGGTTCCTGGCTCCGTCGACCCCTACGATGACGGGGAGGTGCGGGTCGATGCGTAGGTTCGCCTTGACTCGCCGGTCGTACTGAAAGGATGTCTCGTAGACGGGCTTCCCGGACATTGATTTTGCGTACCTGCCGTGGACGTAGACGTCTATAAAATCACGTTTTTTGCCTTTCGCTAAATCCTCGTAATAATTGGGTCGAAGGTTCTCAATGTTCTCTGCCTCGAGCGAAAGCCCTGACGGCTGCTTGAATACTGCCACGTCGATAATGGAGTTCTCGTTGTCCTCTTCCTGCGGGAGGTGCTCCAGCAGCTTATAGTGGTCGGAGTCTATCTCCGGGGGGTTGGTAGTGTAGATGATGCCGGAACGGTACCTGAAGCCTCTAGCTTGCGATGGGTACCGCCCTGTACGCCCTTCTATGTGTGAAAGAAGTTCGACTGGCACCTCCCTTGCTTCTTCGACCCAGGCGTTTGAAATCTCCAGCGAGAGCACTCTTTGCACATCTTCGGGTGTATCTAGGCTACGGAACAGCCAGTCTGATTCTATCTTATGTCCTTCACCACTGGTAAACGCGAAACGCATAATCATCTCCGACTCGCGCCACTTGTATAATTCCACAGGTAGTAAGCCTACTACACTGGCTAAAGTTGTGTCCTTGAGTTGTTGCTTCGTGTTGCGCACTATTAGTTGTCTACTTCGTCGTACTCCGTCCTCTTGTGGAGTCATTAGTATTGATTGTCGCAAAAGCTCTACTATTGCTCCAGAAGTTTTCCCAGATCCTACTGGGCCGCAGATAGCTCTGACCTTAGCTTCTGAGAGTATAAATTGCCTGACAGTCTTCGCTGGTGTGTAGATTAGAGACCCTGACGCCATTATTTTTTCCCTCTGCGTGGTGTGGTCAACGCATCACATAGGAGCAAACCTCTTTTTAATCGTCGTGCTAAAGTTATTCTGCTCATGTTGTACTCGGCGGCCCAGACCCCCATCGGTTTGAATTCTCCGAAGCACTCTAGCTTCGCTGATCTGCTTTTCTTATTGACGGCTTCTACCAGGGTCATACCCTTATTCATACGTTTGCGAATTGTGGTGACAGCAACCCCTGCAATTTTTGCAGCTGCTTCCTTAGTAACTTTCGCCTCGCCTACATCTACCAATTCCTTTTGGTTGGGGGTGTTAAGTGCTTTTTCTAAACTCCACCCACTATTAAGCCGGTGTCGCACTAAATGGGTGTTAACACCTATGGCTTTCTTCAGCTTGGCTATTGTAGCTGTGCCCTTACGCTGTGACGGTTTACTAAACGTTTCATCTAAGCTCATCCCTTGGTTCAGCCTGAATAGGAAGCAACTCGGGTACGCCCCCAGGTGCTCTGCCCACTCGGCTAAGGTTCTGGTGGCTCCATTGGCGGTATATTTGGTCGCTTTTTGCTGTGCGCACTTCACCTTACTTATTTGTAATTTGGTGGCTTCTGTATGCCGCCGCCCAAATGTGCTGCCCGCCGTCCTGCATGTATTGTATTCAGGGTTCCATTGATCTATAAATTGCTGCTCATAGTATATGAGCATGCTTGGCGCGCATGTAATCAACGGCTCAAATACAAAACTTTCGGCTCCATGTTTGTTCCATGCCCGCTGCATGTATGTTGAGTGGTGCTTGCCTTTTATGAATCTGTGCCGATGTACGGCCCATCTCCGCTTTAATGTTGTTGCACTGCCGATATAAATCTTACCGTTAACTGTGTTTCTGATTTGGTAAATTCCACTCTGATTCAGCATTTCACTCTCCTCTCAAGAGCCTCTAAGGTAAGGCGTGGAAGGCTGGTAGAGTTCCAGCTTTGTCGGGCGCCCCCTATCCACGTTGCACGGAACTTTACACCATAAAGCTCTAGTCACAAAGGAATAAATCCACTACGTCTTCCAGTGACAAAGACTTCTTCCGGAAGCTGTTCAGCTTCAGATCCTCGCCGGAGCCCGGGCAGTCGACACAGTCGGCGCAGGCCTCTTCCATGGTCTCCCGTCGCTTCTTGCAGTAAAACGGTGGCATCGCGTTACTCCTTATGGTTCCGGCGCTGCTACGCAGCCACCAGCTCTTCAATCACCACATCCCCGCTGTTCCAGTTTTTTCTACCAAACATCCGCACGGCGCGGTAGGCGGCCTGCCGGCGCCACCACTTCACCCCGTCCGCTTCCATGTCGAGCAGGAACTGCTTGTCGGCGACCTCCCTGGTGCCGATGCCCTTCTTGTACTTCCAGTCGTGCTTTACCGGTCCTACGTCGCCGAGCTGCGTCGGGCTGATGAGGTTCCAGAACAGCCGGGGCACCGAGGCAAAGTCGAAAACGAAGCCCTTGGGGATCTCCTGCTCCCCTGCGCCATCGTTATAGCGAAACGGAGCGCAGAGAATCCAGTTGTTCACGTTGCCGGGATGCTGCATGACAATGGGAGCGTTAAGACTTATCATCGGCTGGTTCCTCCTTTCCCTGTTCCTGATACTGGTCTCTCAGTACCTGGCAGTGTCTTAGGACTGATTTGCTGGGGCAGTCCTTGGTGTTGTTGAACTCACACTTTCCGCCGGCGAAGCTGCAATGCGTAGGTTCAGCCATGAGTCACCTCATTAACATCTTGCTACCCAGATGTCCAGATACTTAGCTTGGGTTGGGTTCTTTTCTACGATGCGCTGATACTTGGCGATACGCGCCTGCTTGAACTTCTCGGCGAGCTGGTCCCCGTTCTGCTTGTTCGCCAGTGCAAGGGTGATCGGCCCTATCTGCCCGTCCGCTGCGGCGCCCAGAACCCGCTGGAGCAGGACCGCCGCAGTACCGGTCCCCTGGTTGACCCCGGCGTCATAGACCTTGTTGGCTACGGCCTGGCTCTTGATCTCGTCCAGCCGGAGCGCGTCCCAGAAGTTGGTCTTGTAGAAGGACCGGACCAGCTCCTGGAGCGCCTCATTCGCGTGGAGCACGGAGTTCAGCTTCTTCACCCAGGCGCGATAGAGCGCGGTGCCGAACCTGGGCTGTGGGGACAGGTCGAGGATCACGTCCGAGATGATGCTCCACCCTTTCCACCCCGGGTGGATGCGGGAGGCTACTCCTCGGTAGGTGCCGAGCCCCGATGCGGCGTTGCCGCGATCGTTTGGATCATTTTGCCAACCGCCCTCATTTGCCCGTGTGATCCTGTCCGCAATTTCAAAACTTGCCATTTATAGTCTCCTTATGGTGCCGGATACCTGATAGTGTCAACCTCGATGTCATACCCTGCTCCACCCTCGTAGGTCAGCGTTAAGGTCGTGGTCCCTGCCGGATAGGGCCCGAGCGTGACTTGGCCCCATGATCCAGATCCGCCAATAATGTTACCTGCCGAGCCACCCGTGTAGGTAACGTTCCAGATAAAAGTCCCGTTGCCGGTGAAATCATGCCAAAAAGTTATGGTAACTGCTTCGGAGTGGGCGAACGTCTTAGTGATGTACTGACTCGATCCGCCTGGAATCCTCACGGAATAGCCGCCTGCCGGTTGCGAATCGTCGGTGGTGCGCGTGACGCTTGCGCTGGCAGTCCAGCCGTCAAAGCCCGACTCGAAACCGTTTGTGATGTAGAGGGGCTTGTTGTCAGCCCTCATGACGCCCCGCACCCCCGGCCCCGCAAACGTAGGAGCGGCTGTCAGCAAAACCAGCATGATAACCCAAGCTCTCATTACCACGTCCTCTCATCGTACCTAAGCCGCCAAGCCGCCGTAGAGGTCACTGAATAATTTGTCGTACTCGCTGAGATTTCATGGCATTTCCCCGAGGTGAATGTAGGCGCTCCCGTATCGCCCCACGTCACGGAGCCAGCACCCGCCGCCCATGCTACGTTAGGCACAACAGCGGTACCGCAGACCTCGATCAACTTGGTGGTCATGCCAATGTTGGCAACAGCGGGAAGAGTGACAGTCCTCTGCGCGGTTGTAGTCACGGTGAGCTTTGAATATGCTGCTGTGGCGGTCAGGTTGTTTTCGGTTACGGGGGCTTGGACTGATTCTAGGATGTCGCCTGATGCTTTGATGTTGCCAGTCACTTCCAGCTTCTCACTGGGGGTGGTGGTGCCGATGCCGACGTTGCCACCGTCTGCTATGCGAAAAACCTCAGTACCGCTATCGCGACCAATAAAAATTGGTGCAGAGACTGCGGCATTGTCAGCGATCAACCCTGCCTCTACATATACGGGGGTGGTAGTATTAAGGCCGAAATACCCGCCAACTCGCGTAGGAGTTGTACCACCATTTACTGCAAACCCAGCTACACCAACATAAACCGCGTTGTTCTTGGTTGATGTACCCCCTAACCCGATCAACCCATAGCTAGTGTCCCCATTGTAAGCCATCCCGACTATGCCTGAATTGGTTCCAGTGGTTGTACCGTTGGCAAGATTCCTCAGTGCGATGTTTCCTTGATTCCCCGATCCAGTGTCAAAAATGTTGGTTGATGTACCTGCTGCCCCATTGACAATGTTTAGGCCGTAAGTGCCGCTGGTTCCGGTGTACCCGCTTAAGAGTTGTATTAACCCCGCCGCCTGACGAAACGATGCGGCCCCTGCTGATGTAATAGCCACGTTTATGGGCCAGACTGTTGCGCTTGGGGAAGACGGAGCAGTTGCTGTGATTTTTAAGGCTGACTCCCCACTGGATAGAGTAGGATTAATGAACAGGTAAGATGTGGATTCGGCGACGGCCCCAATACCTGCTTTGGCGAATTGGGGTGTGCCTGAAGGGGTTAGATTTTGCCCTGGCTCAAGCGCCGTTGCTCCTGCGTTGACTTGCACGACTTTGCCACCATTGCCGGCCAAGGCGAAGGCGTCTGTCAAGTCAGAGAAAGCAGACGCCCCCCCGCTTGCAGTCGCTGAAACAGTGACGTCATTCTCATTATTGGTTACTGTGACATTGCTACCGGCTTTGATGGTTTTGAGCCTAAATTGCCCATCCACACGCTCCTTAAATACGCTCCCTTCACCTGTGCCTACATTGGCTATCGTGGTAATTGCGGAGTCATCTACAATAAGACCTCGTTGCCACACACCGTCATATTTATTGCCAACTAAGATTTTCCCCGCGCTAAATTCCGATGCAAACCAAATTCCCTCACCAACGGCCAGCGAATCAAGCGTCCGTATCAGATTCCAGGTAACCCCATCATCACGGGAAACATAAAGCCCCGCGAAAAAATTCGTTGTGGCAGAAGGGTCCAGTTTAAAACCTGCGTAAATGTTGCCTGTAGCTGGGTTTCTCCGCAAGAAAAAACAATTTTGGTAGTGCGTGTCAAGCGTGACCGCGTAGGTAGTATCATTTGTTGTGCGGTAAATCCTCCCTAGTGGAGATTTATCTGTGCCAAACAGTCGCGCAGTAGGACTTGCTACCATTGCAGTCATCTGTGGCAAATCAGACATTATCACAGCGAAGCTTGCGCCACCATTTGTTGATCTCAGTATTGTGTCTGTGTAACTGGTATCTCCCATCGCCACGTACACATAATCGGTAGATCTATCCACCGAGACCGAATGCACATGACGGTATGAACCATCATAAACGGTTGACCATGTGCCCCCGTTGTCGCCGGATTTATACACAGTGTCATTAGTGGGGCTGGTTGCAAGAGTGTAGGCCCCTGCGTATATATTGCCGGTGGAATCCTCATCAAGGCCCCATATGCACTCCGCCTCACCGAGCGCGATGACGCGGGTGAAATTTGTCCCGTCAACCGATCGCCACAAACCATTTAAGGATGCGTCCATAAACGGTGCGCCGTAAGAGTTCATTGCTGAAGCGTAAATGTAACCGTTGGACGCAGCATATATGGCCCTAAACTCCGAGGCATTGGCAAAAGATTTAAGGGTAACCCACGTAACCCCGTTATCTGAAGAGCTTTTGAGGTCGGAACCTACACCGGCATAAATGACTCCGTTTGGGGCAATTGCCGATGATGATATGGCTACGTTCATCGGCTGTACTGCTGCATTATTCGTTGTGTAAGTACGTGTTCCCTGCGCCGCCGTAGCCTTCTCACTCGCCAACTCGTCAATAGCCCCCTGCACGTTCGTAGCTGCTATCGACCCTGCCGGGGTGTTGGCTATGAAGGTTGCTGGGGCGCCGGGTTGGAGGGCTCCCGTGATCCTGTCATCGTCCCCTGATGCGACAGTACCCGCCGTGGTGCCGGTGTTGAGGTAGGCGGCGGTGCCGAGGGAGGAGGTGTCGGCTTTTAGATCAAGAGCATTCTGAGTTGCTGTAGAAACAGGCTTGGCAGCGTCCGAGGTGTTATCCACTGACCCCAGGCCGACCTGGGCTTTGGTCACGCTGTGCGGGTTGGCCGTGCTGCCGATGTGCGACTGGATGTTTGCGTTGGCAGGCTCTTTCCCCGTGAGGGCGTCCCCCAGGCCGGTGATGTCAATGACTGCGTAG